GTGGGGCATCTTTCGGGATGCCCTTCCTACTGGGTGGAAAATAATTAAAAACCGCGCTGACTCTTGCGGAATCCAAAAATGAGCTCGGAGAAAGTTGTGGGCCCTGCATCTAGAAACGGCAGAACCCTCTTCCCCTTTAGTAAGTATGACAGACACCAGCTATTACAAGAACAACCGATATTCTTCTGTCCTCTACTTGCCCAAAGGAACCCCGCGGCCCTGCCGCGATTTTATGGCCCGTACCACGCTCGTGGTCCAGCGCGCCACCTCGTCTGTTCGCCGACTTCACCCCGGTGTTTACCCCACGTTCTCCCCTTCTCGCATTCACACTTGCGCCGATTTGTTAAAGCAGTTGAAGCTTTTTCTTTCTGTCGAGCTTGATGGTGCCTCTCAAGAGGCCCAAATGGCTTTCCAGTCGATTAAGAAACTTCTGCCGGCATCGTGTAAATGCTTGAAGCACGGGATGTTAGGGGACCTCCGGGTCCGGCTTTCTCGCCCTCCTCCTTCCTTGCCTGTTGGTTACCTTTCCTTCGCTCGTAAAGTCTCTCGTGAGATTTTTACGAAAGGTTGGGATTACCAGTGGGGTAGCAAGGTCTCTACCTTCTCACCTTCGCTTGGCTCTTGCATTGGCAAATCACGTAAGCATGGCGGTCAGCTCTCTGAGCTTTCGACCGCCGGGCAGCTTGCGTGGCAAGAGTCCCTCAATCGCCCCTTACCGGGCGCCCTTGAGGGTGAGTTGCTTCTCGTGGACTCTTCCGGGAAGCCTCGTCCTTTGACGAGGTTCGTTTCCGAGGCCGCCACTCTCCGCCCACTCCATGGCTTGTTGTACGATGTTCTATCGAAGCAGCCATGGCTTTTAAGGGGCGAGATCACGGCTGATAAGCTGCGTGTTGCGGGTTTTGACCGCGTGAGGGAAGAACCTCTCACCAGTGGGGACTATAAGTCTGCCACCGACAATCTCTCGATCGAGGTCGCAGAGACAATCCTTGACGTTGCTTGGTCTAGTGCCAAGAACGTGCCAGCATCCGTCTTTCGGTACGCTTTGGCCGCTCAACGGCCATTGCTTTCGTACGAAGACGACGAAGGATTAATCTCGACCTTTGTGCCGACTCGTGGCCAGATGATGGGAAGCTATCTCTGCTTCCCACTTCTGTGCCTCCAGAACTACATCGCGTTTCGATACGCTGAGTATGTCTCTGGGGTCGAGGGCACTCCGGTGCTGATCAACGGAGATGATATCCTCTTCCAGTCCGAGCTATCGTTTAGCAAGGCTTGGATGGGGATTGTCGGGGATTTAGGTCTCGAAGTTGAACCTACGAAAACGTCGGTAAGTATGGAGTATGGGAGTCTAAACTCCACTCTACTTCGGTGGAGTCCTCAGGGACTCGCCGTTGTCAAGACTATTCGTATGGGATGCTTCGGGAGGTCAGCCATCCTTCGAATTTGGGTACCACCGCCCTTCAATTCGCTAGGGTTGGTCCGCGTAATACCTGGCTCTTGAACTTCGAGGAGTTCTTGAGTTGGCACGTCTCAACGATCGTCAAGTGGCGATGCGTTGCGAGTGACATGGGTTTTACCG